CCCAGAACGTGAGGGGAATCGATGCTGCTGTGACGGCTCACAGTCTGATGGATTGGGCCATGAACAACCGGATGTACAACGACATGACCCGGGAGGTGGAGCTGCTCAGTCAGTACCTATGGACCTACGGTTGGGCCGGGGCGCATATCTCGTGGCAGCAGGAGATCGGACAGAAGGAGCAGTATGTCACCGTGGAACAGCTCATGGCCATTGCGGCTCAGAGTCCTCAGGGGAGTGTTCTGGCGGATCTGCCGAATTTGTTGACCAACCCGGATGCCACGGACCAGTTGGCGGAGCTGCTCATGGCGGCTTTCCCGAATCTTAAGAAGCGCAAGGCATTGGAGTGCGTGAAGGATCTGCGTGAGGAGGGCGAGTGTGAGTTTCCGGTGCCGACGATGGTGAAGAATGCGCCCAGTGTTGCGGCTCTTGCTCCTTATGATGAGCTGGCTTTCCCACCGGAGACGACTGATATCCAGAGTGCGCGTGTGGTGTTCCGTAGGTGCTACATGACCGAGGTGGAAGTGATGCAGCATGTGGAGACTGACGAGTGGGACGAGGAGTGGGCCAAGCAGGCGATTGCGACCCGTGGGCGTTTTAGCAACTTCAGTGACTACACCTACACGCTGGGCCTGACCAACAACGCCCTACTGGACCGCGAGAACCTGATTGAGGTGGTGTACGCCTACCAGAAGTCGCTCGATGAGGACGGTGTCCCGGGTGTGTACTGCACGGTGTTTTGCCCGCAGGTGGGTGATTCTTGGGGCAAGTTTGAGCTGCTGGACTACGAGCATGGTCAGTACCCGTTTGTCGTGTGGCGGTCTGAGATCATCCACCGTAAGATCATTGAGAGCCGTGGTGTCCCTGAGGTCTGCATGACGTGGCAGAACGAGATCAAGGCGCAGCGGGACAGCATCTTCGACTACACGAGCCTGAACACGATTCCGCCGATTCAGGTGCCTAAGACTCGGGGTGGCAATCTGCGGCTTGGACCTGCGGTTCAGATTCCGGTGCTCAGGCCCGGTGAGATTTCGTTCATGCAGCCGCCAGCGAGGGAGCCAAGTGTGGCTTTCAACCTGATTGCCGCCATCGAAACGCAGGTGGATCGGTACTTTGGTCGCCCTACCGAGAAGGTGCCTCCTGCGATTACCCAGATGCGGCAACAGCGCGTGGTGAACAACTGGCTGCATGGTTGGACCGAGGCGTTTCGGCAGGTGTTGAGCCTGACCCTTCAGTATGTTGGGCCTGAGGAGATCATCCGCATCACTGGCAGCACGGTTCCGTTGTCGACCAACGTGCAGGATTTCGATGTTTCTCTGAAGTTTGACGTGCGCGAGCTGCAATCCGATCTGGTGACTGAAAAACTCAAGGCATTGTCGACCTTGGTGCTGCCGCTGGACTCCGCTGGCGTGTTGGATCGGACCAAACTGGTTGGCTTGGCGCTGCGTGCAATCGATCCGACGTTGGCTTCCGAGCTGATCATGCCTGCCGGACCTGCGGCACAGAAGATGTTCGATGAGACCAACGATGAGATCGGCCTGATGAGCCTCGGCAACCCGCCAAAACTGCGTGAAAACGACCCGGCAGCTCAAGCGAGGCTGAACTTTGCCCAACAGATCCTTGGTGCGAACCCGAAATACCAGCAGCAAGCCCAGCAGGATCCGTTGTTCCAAGCCAACCTCCAGAAGTACGTCGAAAACCTGCAATTCAGTGTCCAACAGCAGCAAAACGCGGTCACCGGACGCCTCGGAGTACAGCCCACATGAAGATCCCACCGGAGAAGATAGAGCAGGCAATGGTGTCTGCCATGGAACACGAGCCTTTGGTACAGGCTTTGAAGCAGGTTCTTGCCGATTTTGTTGCTGATGAGTCCAGAGCCGCACTCCTACCGGATCTCAATGCCGAGGCTAGGGCCTACAACTGCGGCAGGGCGGCTGCGATCACAGATTTCCGCTCTCTACTGGTGGAATTAGGGTTGAAACTAGACTCCTCCGGGGAACTTTCCCATTGACTAACGTTAAAGCAGGCCCCATGAGGCTTTTAGTTTTCTGGGTTTAACGTTAAACCCTGTGCAGCACTGCCCGACTTGCAGGGCCTAAAACGCATGGAAGCAACAACCCAAGGGGAAGCGACACCCCAAAACAACACGGCACCCACAGCGAGGCTCAATCCCCTCAACTTCGACGAGGCGGCGTTGGCCAAAATCCTGAAGGAACGGTTCTCTGAGCCTGCCCCAAAGGAAACCAAGGTCGAAGAACTGGAACCAGTTGCCGCGAGTGCGGATGAGCCGGTTGCCGAGGAGTCAGCGTCCGAGACTGCTGAAAACGGGGAGGAGACGCCCGTAGACGAGACCACTGAGCAGGAGACTGTTCAGCAGACTGAGACCGAGGACGACACCTCCGGGGTCCAAAAACGCATCAACAAGCTGGTAGCTCAGAAGAAGGAGGCCGCAGCCAAAGCGGAAGCCCTAGAGCGAGAACTTGCAGAAGCGCAGAGGAAACTGGAGGAGTTGCAGCAGGCCCCACCTGTCGCTCCGGTCGCATTGGACAACCCTTTCGCGGATATCTGGGATGAATCAAAGCTCAGTGATGAGTGGAGAAAGGCCCGGGATCTGAAGCGGTGGTGTGAGGACAATGCGGATGGATGCGAGGTGAACGGGAAAGAGTACTCAGCGGAAGACATCAAGGCCATTCGCCGAAAGGTAGAGGACGCTCTCGATGTTCATATTCCGACGAGGCACCAGTTCCTGAGCACCTACAAGCAGGTCAAGCCGGTTGCTGAAACGACGTACCCTTGGTGGAAAGACCGATCCAGCACGACGTATTCGGAGGCACAGCAGGTTTTGAGGCAGATGCCACAGCTTGCGGCGTTTCCTGACTACCAGATTGCGATCGGTGACTTCCTAGAGGGACGACGTATGCGAATGGAACGAGAGAAGGGTGCGAAAGTGCCGAAGGCTGCCGTCAAGGTGGCTCCAAAGCAGCCCAGTGCCCCCAAGGCGAGTCCAGCTCGTACGGAAAAGTCCAATGTCGAGGCTCAGGCTGCGAAGCAGAACTTCATGCGTACGGGGTCAGCGGCTGAACTGTCCAAGTTGTTGCAGAAAACACTTCTAAAATAAGGAAAAACCATGCCTCTGCTTGTTTCTACCCCTCAGGTCGGTGTGCGCGAGGATCTCGCTGACTACATCGCTATTGTTGACGCCAAGTCCACCCCGTTTGTTTCCATGGCCCCCAAGGGCAAGGATCTCGGGAACGCCACCTTCTCGTGGCAGGTGGACAACTATGCCGCTCCCACGCTTGCCGGTGTGGTTGACGGTACGGACGTGACGGTTTCCAGCGCCTCCAACCCGGTGCCGAATCGTACCCGCCTCTACAACTACGCGCAGGCGTTCCGCAATGACCTACGCATCGGTTTCTTTGCCGAGACCCAGAACGTTGCCGGTGTTAGCGACGAGCTTGCCAACGGTATCAGCAAGAAGCTGGTTGAGCTGAAGCGATCGATGGAGGCCACGTTCACCTGCACCAATCAGGCTGCTCAGGCTGACAACGGAACCAACCCGTATCTCACCGGATCCCTAGGTAACTGGCTGACGGCCACCAACAGCTCGAACATCGGTGCGCTGGCTTCTGGCTCTGCGTTTGCCCCTGCTTCGGGTGCTGTTGATACCACGACCTCGGCCAACTTCGTCGAGGCCACCGCGCAGAACGTGCTGACCGCCATCTATGGTGCGACCGGCGTGTTCCGTGACTATGACTGTCTCCTCGGCACCACCCTGAAGCGTGCCTTCACCAACCTGACCGCTGCCTCTGCCACGCAGGTTGCCAACACCAACAGCATCGCCGCCACTGCGGTGCGTACGTTCAATCAGGAGCTTGGGAACCAGAACTACGTTTCCTCCATTGACCTATTCGAGGGTGACTTCGGGCGCTTGGTCCTCCACCCGACCACCTTCATCGGCGGCAAGAACAGCTCCGCTCTCTCGGCTCAGGCGTACAAGGGCTATGTCATCCCCATGGACATGGTTGAGATCCGGTATGCCAAGCTGCCTGAGGTGATCACGCTGCCTGACGCTGGTGGTGGTCCTGCCCGCGCTATTCAGGCGATTGCCGGTCTCGTGGTGAAGAACCCGAATGGCTTCGGCATGTTCAACGGCGCGTCCTAATAGACTGCCGCTCTACGGGGGGTCATCGGCTAACCACTGGTGGCCCCCCTTTTACGTTCAACCAACACAACACATACAATGCAATCACTAGGATCCGACATACTCGTCAACGCGGTAGAAGCACTCCCCGGCGATCTTAAGAAGGCTGTCATCGAAGAGTTCCGCACTGGCATCAGCAAGCAGATCGTGGACGCAACCATTGAGCAGAAGCGCATCGCCAAGGACAACAACGCGCACGATTTCAGGTCTATCGAAGGTATCGGTCGTCTGCGGATGAGGATTGACCCAACGCTCTACCACAAGTGGGGCCAGAAGTACGGGTATGACTGCTGGAAGGACAACCAGTTCCTAAACGAGATCGAGCGAGACAACCCGGAGGTGCGTGTGAAATGTGGGGGAACGCGGTTGCAGTTCGGATATGCGCCCACCAACACTCGATTCAGTAAGAAGTACTGAGCCATGGCACAGCAGGTCATCGATGTTGGAGTGGTAGCGAATGACGGGACAGGGGATCCCCTTCGCAATGCCTTCATCAAGTCGAACGACAACTTCACGGACCTATACAACCTCGTCAGTGCGGCTGGCGCTCCGGTCAATGCGGAGTATCTGGTCAAGTCTGCCAATGGGACGCTGACGCTGGAGCGTGTGGTTGGTGATTCGACCACGGTGGTGGCCAACTGGTCTACTGCTGGACAGGTCACTTTCGAGAGGGCTGCGCTCACCGGAGACGTCACTGCCACCGCCAACAGCAACGCCACCACGATTGCCAATGGGGTTGTCAGCACGACCAAGCTAGGCGGAGACATCACGACCGCAGGCAAGGCGCTACTGGATGATGCCACGGCTTCAGCGCAACGGACCACGATGGGTGCCACGACCTATGTCCACACGCAGGGCACATCAGCAAACCCGTGGATCATCAACCACAACCTGAACGCATACCCGACCGCGTTTGTGCTGAATCCACAGAATCGTGGTGGATACGTTGAGGTGGAGTATGTCGACGCCAACACCTGCAAGATCCATTTATCTGGAGCGCAAACCGGAACAGCTTACCTGAACTTCTAGGAGATAGAACACATGCCGATCCCATTCCTCAACAGCATCACCCTGAACAAAAACGAGATTCAGGAGTTCAAGGTCTACAATCTGACCCCAGACCCAACGCTGACCAGTGCTGGTGACTACGGGTACATGTGGCTGAACACAAGCGACAGCCCTAAGACTTTGAAGTGGTGGGACGGCACAAGCATCCGTTCGATTGTAGACAGCGGGAACACCTCAACGCTAACGGTTGGAACAGCCAATGATCTGTCGGGCGGCGTAGCCGGAAGTCTTCCGTATCAGCAGGCGGCTGGTGACACCACGTTCCTTGGGATCGGCTCCTCTGGCTACATCCTGACCAGTACCGGATCCGCACCTCAGTGGTCTGCCTCGATTCCGAGCACCTCTGTCTCTGGTCTGGCTGCCTCGGCTACTACGGACACGACCAACGCGAGCAACATCAGCAGCGGCACTCTGGGTCTTGCTAGGCTGTCGTTGGCCAGCGGTCAGTTCTATGTCGGTGATGGGTCCAACAACCCTGCGGCCACGGCAAAGTCCTCGATCCCTCTGAGCGGTTTCGGCAACGCGGCTGCGGACATCAACATCGGCGGCTTTAAGATCACCAACTCTGGCACCATTGGTTCTGGTGACGCGGACTCCACGGTTGCGACCAAGGGCTATGTGGATTCGGTGGCTCAGGGCCTAGACGTCAAGGCGAGCTGCTTGGTGGCCACCACTGCGGACATCACATTGGCCAGCCCCGGAGCGGTAACCATCGACGGCGTCTATTCAGCCACTGACTTCA